ACGAGAAGCCAGTTCACGTGCTTTGGAAAAGATTGCTGCAGATCCAGAGTTTCCCAATAAATGTAGAATCCAATCCCAAAAACAATGGGCAGAACGAAAAGCCAAGGGACTAGTTGGACCTCTTGGGACGGATTATTAATCACGACCGTGCCGGCACAGCTAGGAGGCATCAGACGATGAAAGGTGGACCCTAAACCCAGCCCTTGTCCCAATCATGCCTCCTCGGTGTGCCGAGGTGGCCAGAAGACCCGTTTGAATGAAAGAAGGAATGGATGAAGAAGCCGCATTGGACGCAAACTCCCGAAGGCAAAGAGAAGATGGGTAAAGCCCAGAAACGTGCGTGGAAGATACGCAAAGGCAAGAGCACCAGCCGCGCCCATAAGATCGTGAAGAAAGCAGTCGCCAAGGAGCAAAGCAATAGCACCAAAATCTTCAACGAGATGGTTAAGAGGCTTCGCCTGCGCCGCGATGCCTTGACCACGACCATTACCGTCCTTCAAGAGATGGTACGTCGTGGGTAGATTCAAATATCGCCGCCAACCTCCCATAAAGGGCGGACGTGATCCCGTTCTCTCGTGTCTCCTCCCAGAAATACGAGATGCTGTTATCGAATTGGCCGAAGCTAACCATGTTCGCCCATCTTGGGTTATTTCCAAAATCCTCGCTGATGCCTTTGGGATCAAAGAGCAACCCGATTTCTCTATGAGCCCTGCGGAGAAGCGAAAACGCGCAAGCTGAATCTTATGATCGTTGATGCCATAGACGCCCAAGGACGCCGGTATCTTGAAGTTCGCGTCTTCCCAGAAGGGAAGCTCAAACAAGCCTTCGCGGAAATGCCCCACGAGCATTGTATTGAATGCAATGCTTTGGTGCACCATGGGTTTGATCGCTACTTCCAACGTAACAATCCAGACGATGGGAGTATACCTAGAGAACTGGAATCTCTCCTCTTGGAGATGACCTACGATACTGTTTGCGGTCCTTGTGGGGACCGTCTGTTGCGAAAGGACAGTGTATGAGCCCAACACCATTGGACCGTGTCCGCGAACTGAACTATGACCACCACCTCCGTATGGCAGAAACGCGGATGGATGGAAATAATGAAGAACGAGATGCGACTGATGATCTGTCCTATCGTGCTCTGCTTTCCCACATTCCAAAGGAACGCCAGAACATCCTTGAACTCGGCTCTGCCTCTGGAGGTCAATGGCTACTCTTGTGTGAGTGGCTTACGCTTGATGGACAACTCACCGGAATCGACTTGTACGAACCTTTGGTCAATAAAGCCAGAGCCCAAGGATTGAACATCCACCTTGGCTTTGTGGAGAATATGGGCTTTTCTGACAATCAGTTTGACCTCGTCTGCTCCAGGCACGTTATGGAGCATTTGGGTGATCTTGACCGTGGGATGAAAGAGATTCTCCGAGTGACGAAGCCTGGAGGCTATATCGCCCACGTTACCCCAAACATGGACATCGATAATGAACCCGCCCATCTTAATCATCTGAACGAAGCGCAATGGGCAGAGAAATGGCGTTCTATGGGACTCCATATTCTCCATACCCAACGGCATCCCTTCCACGGCGGAGAAGTCCATATCGTGGGGAAGAAGCCGCTATGAGACCCGTGATCTTGACCCGTTCTGGGCGGTTTATTGATCTATTTGACCCATCCCCAGACGATATCGTCATTGAGGACATTGCCCACGGATTGGCCTGTTGTAATCGGTTCGCTGGACATACCAAACGTCCTATCTCCGTCGCCCAACATTCTGTCTACGTGGCTCGGATTTCCAACCAGACCCAAGGGTTGTTCCACGACGCCTCGGAAGCCTATATGGGCGATGTAACCAAGTGGCTCAAAATGACCCCTGAAATGGCCAAATATCGAGAGGTGGAGGAAAAGCTCCAACAAATCATCTACCGGAAGTTTGGATGCCCAGAAGAGATGACTCCAGAGGTTGCCTATGCGGACAAGTTGATGCTCCGCTTTGAGGGCGGACAAGGTTATGAGCTTTCCATCTGGAATGATTGGTTGGAGAGGCTTCCCAAGTATCCACCCGTCTCTCTGGAAGAATTGGCGATGATCGGAGCGTGGCGTCCATGGTCATGGCAGCAGTCCAAAGAAGCGTTTCTGACCCACTACCGATGCTTGGCGCTGGTCAGTTAAAATCTCGCTTGCGTTGTCTGGGTGACCCCAAGTAGAATAGGGAGAACGGATGATTATAAACTTGAGAGGCACGAGTGGGAGCGGAAAGTCCACAGTTGTCCGGCGAATTATGGACATTCTGGGTAATCCGATACCCAACTTCATTGAGGGACGAAAGCAACCCATAAGCTACACCTTGGCGAATGGTAATCGCACCCTCGCTGTCTTGGGGCATTACGCTACACCGTGTGGTGGAACAGATACCATAACCAAGACTGACGATGTCTACGCGCTTATCGAGGAAGCGGTGGACAGAGGCCACGATGTCCTCTATGAGGGTATTATGGTCAGCGACGATACCAAGCGATGTCTTGATCTCCATCGCAAAGGATATCCCATAATGGTAATCGGTCTCACGACACCCATCGCGGTGTGCATCGAGGGCATCCAGGCAAGGCGAGATGCCCGTGGGGATGTGCGTCCACTTAATCCCAAGAACACGGAAGACCGCGCCAGACGCCATAAGCGCACCATCGAGAAGCTGCGAGATGCCGGCGTCGATGGGCGATTCTTGGATCGGGAAACTGCGTTCAAAACGGTGGCAGAAGCGTTGGGAGTGACTATCCAATGAAGAATGATGAACGCTATGAGGTTCGCAACCCAGAGATTGAGCGTTCACTTCGCACTCTGGCAACGCTCCTCGATGAGGAAGTTCCAGAGGGTTGGGGTTGGGGATTGTTCCTTGTTCCCTTTGGGGAGAATGAAGCTGAGCCCAAAGGGAAAGGCGCAGTCTTCTGGATCTCCAACAGTGAGCGAGAGGGAATGGTTGACGCTGTAAGCGGTTGGATAGACCTCCAGAAGCAGAAACGACGGAAACAGCAAAAATGAGATACAAATCCTCCACTTGGGACATTCTTGAGGCGATGGACAAGTATGGGGGCAGCTTCGTCAAACAATTGGCCAAGCTCTATCGGTTGGCAGATCCCCAGAACCAGAAACGATTGGAATCTACATTCCAGGAATACTTCGCCAAGTATGATGAAGTCGCCTACCATGAAGTGTTGAATCATGAATGAGCCGTTCCGTGTCCTCGTGGCAGATCCTGGGTGGTCTTTCTCCGATAAGCTCCCAGGTGAGACGCGTGGAGCCGCCAAGAATTATCGGACAATGACAATCGAGGACATCTGCGGCTTTCCTCTACCGCCGTTGGCGATAGAGGCTCACCTATTCCTTTGGCGTGTCGCGTCGATGCCGGAGGAGGCGTTGCGCGTGGTTCGCGCTTGGGGTTTCGTCCCCAAAGCGGAGATTGTTTGGCTGAAGAAAACAGTCAATGGTAATCGCCACTTCGGAATGGGGCGGCAGGTCCGGATGGAGCACGAGGTTTGCCTCATTGCTACTCGTGGGACACCGATGGTCAAGTCTAATTCCATCCGTTCGACGTTCACCACCGAGGAGACGTGGGAAGGTTCGGTGTTCCCAGCGAAAGTTGGGCGGCATTCGGAGAAGCCAGAAGTGTTCTATGACCTCGTGGAGCAGCTGGTCGAGGGACCATACGTTGAGTTGTTTGCACGCCGGCAACGTCCAGGTTGGACATGTCTTGGAGATGAGATGGGAGTTAAATGAAGACAAAAGAGCAAGTTGGGATACTTAAGCACGGTGTTGGCTATGACCTCGTAGTGCAGCCAAGTGAGACACGACTCGTGTTGGGTATTCGTTGCCATACCTGTGGACGTATCTCATATCATCCCAAGGATGTAAAAGAACGATATTGCGGGGCTTGCCATAAATTCCACGACAACGGACCTGGGCAGATTGCATAAGAGGTGAATGGATGGGTGTCCATATTCTGAAGGGTGACTACGCGGGAACGATTTCCATGGCAGTGATGTATTGCTCTACAACGGACTGGGGCATTTGGACCTGTCTTTTCTGGGGACGATGATCACGACGCCGAAGAACGGTGCCAGGCGTTTTTGGACTGGCTTGGGAAGGATGACCCTCGCCAGTTCTCCGACTCAGATTTGGAGAACAAATACCACACGTGGCTTTCCCAGGAGAAGGCGCAATGGGAAGCCATAAGAGCCAGAGAAAAGGCGGAGGAGGTAGATGGATGAGCCTCTCCCAACATTCTGAGGAGAGATTCTGGTGGTGGATTAAGGAACGCCACGAGATTTACCAACGTCGTCAACGAGGTGAGCCCAAACCGTGGACGTCAGATTCCATACTCCAGACCTACAAATTCACCAACCCGTTCAGAGAAAATGATCATGGGACGGTCTGGCTACGGGAGAATTTCTTGGAGCCGCATCGGAATGACAATCTGGAACTTCTCGCCTTCAATATCTGTTGGTATCGGATGTTTAACCATTGGGGCACCGGCGCGTTCCTTGGATGGCAAACCGATTGGGTCCCACTCGTTGTCCAACGCGGGTTGGAGCAACGTCTGGAGGAGAAGAAGCAGGTCTTCACAGGTGCCCATATCGTCTACTCACCACCTGGACAGTCGAAGATTGAAGCCATCGTTCAAGTCTGCACGGATCTATGGAGCATCCGAAAAGACATTGCCCAAATAGCGAGGGAGAAGCGCAGCCTCCGCGTAGTGTTCAACGATTTGCTAACGGTCCACTGCGTGGGGAATTTCATGGCTTACGAGATGGTCACAGATATGCGCCATACCCGACTCTTGGAAGACGCCACCGATATTATGACGTGGGCGAATCCTGGGCCTGGGCCGCAACGTGGCCTCCAGCGTTTGGGAATGCCCCATACGTCGAAGTTTGCCATTGAGTCGATGCGAGAGTTGTTGGGGCGGAGCAAAGCAAACCTCCCTAAAGATTTCCCAGACCTGGAGATGCGAGACATAGAACACAGCTTGTGTGAGTTTGATAAATATTGTCGTGTCGCTTCTGGCGAGGGTGAGCCCAGGGCGAAATTTGACGGGAGATGAACGAATGAAATGTGAACACTGTTGGAACGCCAAGGCGACCACGCGGTGGCGGAACGTCCCAGTATGCCGAGCGTGCAAGAACTGGCTCGTATGGTTGGCTACGCGATGAAAATCATCCGCGCTCGTAATGTCCACGAAGCGTTCCCCATAGCCTTGGGATACCTCTGGGAAGCCGGTATCCCAAGCGACAGTCGCAACGGGCCAGTCCTCGTGGCCCCGGAGCCAGTCACCACCGTCTACGAGCAACCGTTGGAACGAGTCATCTTCTGGCCCCAGCGAGACGCCAACCCGTTTTTCCATTTATACGAGGCTCTCTGGATGCTTGGTGGACGCAATGACCTCGCTGGGCCGGTGCGTTACGCAGGGAATATGTCCAACTACTCCGATAATGGAAAAACATTCCACGGAGCGTATGGATACCGTTGGCGCCGGCACTTCGTCCAAGACCAATTAGCGGTCATCGCCCAACGACTCCGAACTGATCCAACAGATCGGCGCTGCGTTCTCCAGATGTGGGATGAATTCGTAGACTTAGGGCATATTGGGAAGGATGTGCCCTGTAATACTGTGGCGACCTTCCAACGCGGCACCAAGGGTGAACTCAACCTCGTAGTCTTCTGTCGGTCCAACGATATCATCTGGGGTTGTTATGGGGCGAACGCCGTCCATTTCTCATTTCTCCTTGAATACATGGCGCTCTGGATTGGATGTCCGGTAGGAACCTATACCCAGGTCAGCGTTAACTGGCATGCGTATCGAACCATCCTCGACAAGTATCGGGATGACAAACCGTTCGAGAGAGTCACCCCATACCGAAGTGGAGGCGGACACGCAACCCGGATGTTCCATGGGACCGTCGAAGACGCAGACAAGCGGATTGAAAGCCTTCTGTTTTTCGTAGACCACGATTGCAGACTTCCACCACCGGACTGGGATGATAGCGAACCGTTCTTCAATGTCGCGTATGGAATACTGAAAGCGCACTCTCTTTGGAAATCGAGGAAATGGCTCCGAGCCATCCATATGTTGGACACCCTCGACTTCCAGAATGATTGGGTAATCGCTGCGTATGAGTGGTTCAAACGGAGACTCAAATGAATGAACGAGTGCACCATCCCGCTCACTATGGGAGCGGAAGCAAAGACCCATACGAGCACCATAAGGTGGTTCGCGCCTGGAACTTGAACTACTTCTTGGGAAACGCCACGAAGTATATCTGCCGCGCTGGACGAAAGCCGGGAGCAGATGACATTGAAGACCTTCGGAAGGCGTTATGGTATTTGAATGCGGAGATTATCCATAGAGTCCGCGAACGCGCTGGGAATTCCCCAAAGAGTTCTGGGGACGATGGGGCGTCTATGGGAGTCAATGACAATCACCCGTCCGAACTGACGAAGAAATCCCACGAGTGAACGATGTCGAGGGTTGAGATGATGAATGGAACCGTAGTTCGTGTACTTCCCAATAAAGGGTATGCCTTCATCCGAGGAGATGATGGCGTCTCCCGATTTGCCCATGCCAAAGACTTTGTTCCTCTCATTGCATTCGATACACTCCGAGAGGGACAAGGCGTCTGCTTCACTCCCATCGAGGATACCAAGTTTGGAGGTAACTCGCAACGCGCTATTGAGGTCCAATGCCGATAAATCTCGCAGAGATATTGACGCTGGAGCGCCCACTCGCTGTCCTTGATTTCGAGACAAGTGGGCTTAACCCAGACTTGGATCGGATTCTCTCCATGGGTATTACGATCCACTACTCCCATCGGGAAGCCATCCCTTGGTACACTCTTGTCAATCCAGGCATTCCCATACCTCCAAATGTCCATCGGATCACCAACGAGATGGTCGCCAATGCGCCCACGTTTGCCGATATTGCTCCGGCCCTCGCGCCCAAGCTAGTCCACCTCGATATCGCTGGATACTATGTCGAGTTTGATATCGCATTTCTCCGAGCGGAGATGAAACGAGCCAATGTTATCTGGGAATGGGATGGATACAAAGTTGATTCTCTCCAGATCTACCGGAAATTGAAACCCCATAGTCTCCAAGAAGCCTACAAAGAATATGTGGACAAGGCAGGGTTTGACAATCCCCACCAAGCTGACAAAGATGTGGCGGCAACGGAAGCCGTGCTTCGTGGACAGCTTATGAAGCATCCCAACCTCCCGCGAACTGTGAAGGAATTGAGTGAATTCTGTTTCCCAAACAAAGGCGTGGTGGGATTGGATCGAGGTGGGAAGCTCACGTGGGCGGGTGGGCACGCCGTTCTGACCTTTGGGAAGTGGAAGAATACTCCACTCCACCTCGTGGATATCAGTTATCTCCAATGGTGTATGACCACCAACTTTCCAGACGATGTCAAAGCGATTCTCGCAGAGGCTATCGTTGGGAACTTTCCCAAACAAGGTGAGCCACTCATTCCGCGTGAGAAGCTACCCTTGGAGGACCAACCGTTTTGATGGACCTTTCTCCATACATTCCACGTTTCCGTCTGACCGCCTTCAACCATCAACTGGAGGCGGTGAAGCTTCTCTTGGAGAAGCCGGCATTTGCAAATTTCTCTGAAATGGGAACCGGCAAAACCAAGATTACCATCGATGCGGCTCTCATCCTCTATCTTATGGGGATCATCGACCAAGTCATAATCGTTTGCCCAGCGGCGATTCGTGCTGTCTGGTTTGATCCGGAGCTTGGGGAATTGGCCAAACATCTCTGGGAAGGTGTGCATTGTACGGTTGAGGAGTATCACGCTAGAACACGATTCTGGGAATGGCAATTACCCAAAGACCGTCCGCCACTTCGATGGATCATCACCAATTATGAATTCATTCGCCCAGAAGAACGTCTCAAGGCGTTAATGGCGAGGGCAACTCCCAAGACGTTGTTGGTATTGGATGAGTCTTCCGCGATCAAGAGTGGGAGCGCCATCCAAACCAAATCGTGCTTCCAACTCCGGAAGAAATGCGGTCGTGTGGTGCTCTTGAACGGCACACCCATAGCGAACAACCCGGAGGATTTGCTCTCCCAAGGAAATATTATGGATCCCAAGATCCTGGATTGCAAATACAAGACGCACTTCCGCGCTCGTTATGCCATAATGGGCGGATTCTCTGTCCACGGAAGACCAGTGGAAATCGTCGGCTGGAGGAACATCCCAGAGCTACAAGCTCGATTTGCCCCATACATTCTTCGGCGTCTAAAGCAAGACTGTCTGGACCTTCCGGAGAAGCTGGAGAGCGTCACCCTCTCGCCAGCACTGACTCCAATAACGTGGAAGATTTACAAAGAGATGCGCGAGGAGATGGTGGTGTGGCTCACAGAAATGCCCGATGGGATCGTTTCCCAGGCAACCCAGGCAATGACAAAAGCGATGCGTCTGGCCCAAATTTGCTCTGGCTTCTTGGGTGGTGTTGAAGAGGCAACAGGAGAACCGATTGAGGATATTGGAGACACTCTACCTAATGGTAATTCTCTGCCTTTCCCAGATGACCCGCCGACGCCCAAGAAGATATTGGCGCCCGTCCAGACGATTGGACGGGAGAAATTAGACCTGTTCCTCTCGTGGTTAGACCTCCGCTTGGAGGAAGACCCAACCATGAAGCTCCTCGTCTGGTGCCGATTCCGTCCAGAGCTTGAACGGACCTTCAAAGAACTGGCCAATGACAATCGGCTGGTTCTGGGAAAGATATGGGGTAGTCAACCTCGTGCTGAACGTCAAGATGCCCTTCGTCTCTTGGACCCTCGAACAGCGCCAAAAGGACCAGTGGTTGTCTTGGGAACGCCGGCAACAGGTTCAATGGGACTCAATCTGACCGCCGCCCATACGGTCATCTACCTGTCCAACGATTATAGCCTGAAGACTCGGCTCCAGTCCGAGGACAGAGTCCATAGACCCGGACAAACTTCCCCAGTGTCCTACTTCGACGTGGTAGCCACCGGCCCCAATGGACAGCGCACCATAGATCATGCGATTGTGAAGGCTCTCCGCTCCAAGGAGGATATTGCCAATATGACGACTTCGGCCTGGATCAAGGCGTTGGGGGATGAATGAATGGTTGTCCATACCAATAAACACCATATTCCATTCTTGATCGACGATGACGATTGGTCAAGAGTTAAACAGCGTAAATGGTATATCAGTGGTGGGTATCCAGCTACTGCGACACCGGCTGGTCCATTACCTCTCCATTTATTTCTTCTTGGACGTGCCCCAAAAGGATTTGAATGGGATCATATCAACCGAAATAAAATTGACAATCGTCGCCAGAACCTTCGAATGGTTACTTCTCTCGTCAATAGAATGAATAGAGGTCCAAAGGAAACCATAAAAATTCCAAAGGGAAAGGTGAAAATGGGAGGCATTCATTGCTCCCAACCTAGACTGTCTCTTCCAAAACAACTCCCGCGTCCAAGCAATCTCCCAAGAGAGCCTGAGTATCCGCATGTGCCCGTCACACCTCCCATATGGGCAGGCCGACGCCCGTTGTGGGGGTGGTCTAAACTGTTATATCTTAACAAGTTACCCTCAGCAAAATAAAGCTTGAAAGTTAAAAACCGTTAGACTAAGATCGTTCTTCGCCTGTCCGACTCCGAGTGAGCGTGATACAAGGCGAAGGAGAGAATGAACGATGAGCGCCACGAACGTAGCCAACGGAACGCAAGCCAAGCCCAGAGTTTGGTCCGCCCAACAAACCACGATTTTCGAGTGGTTCGCCACGCCAGATCCTGACCAACCCAACGCCGTTATCCGCGCCAGAGCGGGCACCGGGAAGACAACCACCCTCCTCGAAGGGTGCCGCCGCGCTCCAGAGAAATCCCAACTGGTCTGCGCCTTCAATAAGCGGATTGCCGAGGAACTGACCGCCAAGGCCGGTGACCCTCGCATCCAGGCCAAGACCCTCCACGCGGTTGGGTTCGCCTCCATCAAACGGTTCCGTGATCGTCTCGTCATCGGCAAAGGGACGGAACG